TAGGTCTCCAGGTTCACGCTCGCCTCGACGTAGGTCTCCAGATCATCCCGGTAGTCCTCCAGGATCCGACGCCGCACCTCGTCCGTGAACGGCTTACCACTCACCCCTGCCTCCCATAGGACCTTCGTAATGTCCTCCCCTACCGCGCACCATAGCTCGTCCAGGTCCACCAGCTTGATCTTGTCGTCCAGCCATTGCTCGGACACCTCAGCCAGGCGCTCCTTGTGCAGCTCCTCCTCGTAGAGGCTCTTCTCGTGCGCGTAGAGGCGCTGGGATTCGTAACAGCCCATATAGTCCATGACGTCCTCCTGGCGACTTACGCCGCCTCTCGCTTGGCTTTGATTTCCAGCAGCGCAGCCTCGGCCTCTGGCCACCATGTGCACATGATCTCGTCGTCCCAGCGGGTCTCGGGGTAAGGGTTGTAAACGTACACGCGCCAGAAGTTGTCATCGCGGCAGATTTCCAGCTTGACGCCCAGCTCCGTGGCAAGCTTGCGGGCCGCCCGGCGGCTCTTGGCGTTTTCGTTTCGCTCCTCGCGCTTGAGCTCCTCGGCCGCCTTGCGAGCAGCTTCGGCTCGGAGCCCAGTTGGGTCGCGCATCAGATCGTCAAATAATCCCATCGTCTCTCTCCTCGGGCGGCTTACGCCGCCTCCTCGATCTTGAACACGCCGTCCGTAATGTCGCCCAGAAAGGTAGGCGTCCCGTTCAGCGGGGGGAACACGCGCTCCCCTTCTTCGACCTCTACCTCCTCGCCGCCGAACACTGCACGGGTCACGCGAATGTCGTACCGCGTGCAGCCTTCCAGGTCCTTGAAGCCCTCGACCACGCCCTCGATATAGCAGGCCCTATCGCCTTCCAGGTCGCGATTCATGCGGAAGTCAAAGCTGCGAACGGTGTCGTTGATGCGGATCTGATCGGTCATGTTCTGTCTCCTCGTACCGGGACCACCCCGGCCATGTAGAGAGTAGACACTATCCGAACACGTCGTTCAACATTTTTCTAACATTATTTTCACCCCCCTGACTCCACTCCTCCGCCAGCCCCATCCGATGCCTCGCCAGCTTCAGCCGCTTGTAGTCGGAATAGCTCAGGCGCTGACCCTTCTTCTGCATCTGCTCGGCCCCTGCGATGACGTACCGGTCCAGCTCCAGCTCCTCCTTGATCCGCTTGGGCATCTCCCCCGTCCGCTCCAGCGGCTTCTCAAACAGGACCGAAATGGGGAGCCCTAGGGCCTCCACCACTTCCTTCCCGTTAGCGTTACAGGCGAAACAGTGAATCAGGACCCGGCCGTCCTTCTCCGTCAGGCTCATGGATGGATTCTTGTCCCCATGCACCGGGCAGCACGCCGTATATCGGTCCTTACCAGTCCGCCGGACCTTCTCCAGCTTGTCCAAAATCTGTTCTAGCACCACCAGCCTCCCTATCTGCATCTTCCCAGCCTGCGAGCCAGGCCATACGTTTACCGATCTCAGCCATTCCGAAGGGACAGGATTCTCTCCGTTTGTTCATCCCTCTGGCGATACGCCCCATTTTCAATGGCTTTGCGTACTTCTGCACTCCGTAATTCCTCAAGTGATTTCCCCCTCATTGCTGCGTGATTCTGCACCGCGTCTTTCCAGGCCGTCCGGATCTTCCGCGCTGCGCTGTTTATGCTCCTTTGGGTATATAGCGACCCCTTAACCGCCTCTAATGCGTCGATCACGATTGACGCCTCGTTGATGGTGAACCGGAGCGTGCCCCTCTGTGTAACCGGCTTCCGCCTGAAATTCCCTTCCACGTCCGCCAGCCGATCCACAATGAACCGCCGCTGGCTCTCCTCCTTCATGGCCTCCAGCTCCTGCCTCAGAGCCCTATTGTGGGCCTGGAGGGTTTGAACCTTCCTCTCCAGGGTCAGGACCCCGCGCTCCTGCATCGTGCGCTTCATGGCCCTTAGCTGCTGCTGTAGGGCTTGATTCCGCTCCTTGGACCTAGCCAGCTTCTCTTCTAGCCGCCGCCATAGAGGCAGCCGCTTTTTGGCCAGCCCTTGAGCCCGAAAGGCGCTTGCCATTGCGTCGCTCATTTCCCATCCTCCACTTGATCGCCTGGTGCTTGATGAACCCTTCCACGTCCCGGGACAGCTCGACCACGTTATGGTTCTGCTGGATCCTGTTAGGCCAGACGCCGAACTTCTCCCGATACTTGTGCTTGGCCCAGCCGTCGGAATAGCCCCTGCTCGATCCGTACACCAGCAGCTCGGAGAACCAGCGCTCCTTCTCCTGGACCGGCGTCTCCCGGTTGGTCTTGCGTAGGGCCTTCAGCTCCGACCCGTCCGTCTCCAGGACCTCGCGAATCGGGATCTCATATCCGCATTTACAACGTATCCCCACCATTTTCCGGTGGCACTGGGGGCAATCCCTGGGCTCCTTCTCCTTCCGCTCCTCGGTCTGCTTGCGCTCGGAGAACGCCTTCTCGCCGTCGTCCAGGCTGTCTGGGACGATGCACTCCGCGAACCCATGCCGGGCCACATTTCCGGCGTGGTCCAGGTAGACGGCGTTTTCCTTGCCCTCTGCCGTCCGCATGATCCGGCCAGCTCGTTGGACAAACGCGATCAGGGACTTAGTGGGGAAGCAGTCGATGAGGCAGGACACGCCCGGGGCGTCGTAGCCGGTGTTCAGCAGCCGGGAGCAGGAGAGGATCTGGAACTCCCCCTCGTCGTGCGCTTGATAGAGGATCTGGCGCTCCTCGTCGTCCATATAGCCGTCGATATGGGCCGCCGGGATACCTGCCGCGTTGAACGTGTCCACCAGGGTCTTGCTGTGCTTGATCGACGGGGTGAACGCGATGGTCTGCCGTCCCTTCCCGTACTTGAGCCAATTCTCCACGATGGCCCCCACCAGGGAGCCGTCATCCTCGATAGCGGTCGCCATCTGTTTCGGGTCGTAGTCCGTGCCTCCGGTCGTCAGCCCTCTGAGACCGATCTGGGACACGTCCACCTCCTGGCCCCCGTAGTAGTCCACGGGGCAGAGATAGCCCTGGTCCAGGAGCTGCTCGGGGGTGATAGGAACCACCAGGTCGTCGTAGGCGACGCCTAGGCCCTTGCTGTAGGGCGTAGCAGATAGCCCGATGAAGGGGACGGCCGTATACCGGTCCATGAGGGCCTGGAGGCTCTTGTAGTGCGTATGGCACTCGTCCACCACCGCCAGGTCGAAGTCTGGGCTCTTCCGTCTTGCCAGCGTCTGCATGGAGGCGATCTGGATAGGTGCGCCAGGGTTGCTGCGCTCATGGGCGCCCTGCATAACCCCTACCCGGAGCCCTTCCCGGTCGAAGGCTTCCAGAGCCTGCTGCACCAGCTTCACTCGGTCGCAGATGAAGATCCCGCGCTTACCCTTCTTGGCTGCCTCGGCCAGGATATAGGCTGCGGTGATGGTCTTTCCGAATGAACAGGGCGCCGCCAGGATGGGGCGCTTGTTCCCGTGCCGTAGGCTGTGCCGAAGCATCTCCACGGCCCGGACTTGATGCGGTCTAAGTTGCATAGGTCAGTCTCCTCTGTCCCCCATCATGCCACCACGGCCCTGGGGGTCTAATTGGTTCTGTCTATCGCTCCGGTTTCTCCAGGCATAGGTTGTCTAATGAGGGCTGTTGGTGCCCCCTGACTCTCACTCCGTCAAATTGCCCAGTCACTAGCGGTAATCGGCAACGATTTGACCCCGGCTCGCAACACCGTCCCCCATCCTCAGATGGCACCTTTACGCCGTTTGTCCCGCCCTCATAGGTTGCTAGTGAAATCCCGCTTTACCGGTGGCCGCACGGTGCGACGGCGCTGCTTACGGGGACCGGTCCCGCCACGTTCCCGCATGGGAATTAGGGAACGTGAAAGCTTGTTTTCTTGGGGAGAGTTAGTGACAATCGGAGAGCGCGTGGTGCCTGGCTCTCCCCTCTCCTCATCCTCAGGTTGGGCTTCGCGGACTAACCACCCGACACGCGCCTTCACCCGAACCCCAAATATGCCGAAGCATCCACTCCGCCGCAAGGCTTCTCAGTTGTAGGAGATGAAATACGGCTCCCCGGATGCCTCATACGCCTGGAATTGTGCCCTGTAGTGGGCAGATACCTCCTTCCTTAGGTCCTTAGTCGCCCTCAGGAGCCCGTTGCGCTTCTCTAGCAGGAGATCAAGGTGTCCCTGCCCCAGGTGATCCTCTAGCCACCTGGTGAACTCTACGGGGTGCTCCGTGAAGTACCGGTGGTGGTACGCGCAGAGGGAGACCGCGTTATCCATGGACCAGCGGGTCGAATTGTTCCTGCGTCCGTAGATATGGGCGCAATGGAGCCCCTGATCGGGCCCAGGGAACCCCTTCCCGCAATGCTCGCACGTCCAGTTTGCCCTAGCCCTTACGCATAGACTGAACCAGTGATCCGCCGCGTCCCGTTTAATGGCTGCCATTTATGCTCTCGATCAGTAGGTCGATGTAGTGCCTGGCCTTCTCCAGGTCCTGGATGCCGTTCTTGTGCCGCCACCGGCAGAGGTACTTGATCGCATTCGC